GGAGTATTGGTCTGTCCTAGAATAGATAGACTACCTAAACATCCTTTAGTGATCGTGCAGTTAGTTGGTATAGCACGAAGATTATCCTGAAGAATATCCTTTTTGCGTCTACACAAATTACATTGGTACGTTACATATGTTGTCATTTTTCAGCCTTTAAAATGACTATTTATAATTCAGGTGAAACTGAATTATCTTCAACTTTATAAAGTGCTACAGGATTAACCCATTTAACCCAATCAAAATCTTTCACTGGTGTTATTTCAACCAGTTTCAGTTCATTATCAGGTTTATTGGGAAGTGTTTTTACCTTACGGATAGCTTCTCTACCCGTAAGCTTTACTTCCGTTCCCTCATGGACGTACGTAATCATTTTCCTAATCCAATATCAACTAGACCTCTAACAACAGCACAGGTTTCAAGTGTCATCTTGATATCATCCAGAGAATTATGTGCACCTCTAGCATCAAAACCGATAGCTTCAAATAACAAATCAGATTTGAATAATCCAAAAGTTATGAACCCGAGAGCTGATGTATCTAAAACAACATGGTGAAGTTGGATCCAACCTGAAAGTGTTGATGATCTTTCAATGGAGAATTCAATATCGATAGTTCTAAGAAGCTGATCGGTAAAGCGAATGTCGAATCCAGGATTATGACCCAAAAACATTACCTTGCTACTTGGACCCCAATACTTCAAAATAAGTTCAGCCAATGCAATAGCAGCATCCTGCTGAGTAACCCCATTTTCTTCGAGATATTCAACAGTCATACCGTGAATATTTTGGGCAGCTTGTGTCCATTGATACTTCTTCGGATTGAATTTAATCTCTAAATACAATTCATCAACTGGTTCAAATGTCTGTGTATTAAAAACAATTGCTCCAAAAGATAATCCCTGGTGATCTTTTGAACTGTCACCTCCAAAAACTGCGCCACTTGTCTCCCAATCAATTGCAAGGCCGAAGGTTGGTGTATCCTGTTTTTTCATGTTTTTCCTCAATTTCTTTAATCAAAAATAATGTCACTGTTTCATTTACTCTATCAACAATGCTAGTCATATGCAGTTCATGAAAATTCAATCCACCACTAAGGATGAATTCCTTTATGTAGGAATCCACATCTACTCGACTTTTAGCATCTGCTCTATTAGGGTCCACAACAAATTTTACTTTATCTGTTATTGGCACATGCACGAAATGAGCATAAGCATTTGCTAAATTCCTGCATTTCTGTTTGTAGGAAAGTACCCATTCATCGGTGTTAATATTTATATGCAGTCTATCGCACCACACCTGTGTGTAGGCCCAGACATCAGCTGGTGTACGCTCTACCAACGTGAATGTACCACTATCATTGATAGCTTTATCTCTATCATACATAGCATTAAGAACAGCTTCTTGTAGTGCATGCATGTTTTCAACAGATTCTTCAACACGAGACAATGAATCCCATCCAAGATTCTTCTGTGCTGTTCTAGCAATCTGTGATCGATCGACTTTAAAGTTCTCTCTTTCAACGCCTGAAAGAATAGACGTTTTACCGGTGCCCTGAGAACCGCATAGTCCTATTACATACTGACTCATTTGTTTATATCCTTACATTCCAATCCTGTGACATCAGGAAATACTCGAACGTATTCTTCAGATGAAATTTCCTGAACAAATACTTTTCCAACTGATGTTCTGAAAATTTTATGATGTACAAAATACCAACCTTCATCAAAATGCTTATCATCAATTGGTTTTCCATACTTAACAAAGTATCCATCACCACTGTCAAAACACACAGACTGTGCATTAGGGTGTCCGCGTGACATTGCATCTAAGGCATCACTGATAGAAATATCAAGTTGCTCTGTTTGTGGAGGTGGTGGAGGTGATTCTTTTTTCTCACTTGAAAGCAGCAAACACACACCAGAAAATAATACTCCCAAGAGAAACAGCGCACCAAAACTATATAATATTTCAGTTTTGTTTCTATTGAAAAATTCTTTAAAATCTTGCATTATGCTAGCCTCGAAGTCTTAATCAGCCTGATGAAATTGAATTTGTCAATACCACGTCGTCCTTTTTCTGTAGTTGGATCGAACTTTGACAATTGTAAAGGCTCATCTTCACACATGATATATTCTTCACCCAGAATATCTCTGCTTATGACAGTATCAAAGATTGTTTCAGGAATAACAACTCCAACACAAGTCAAAATTGATCCCAAAGAATCTTCATCTTCATGAAATTTAATAAATGGGTAATTCGATTTAGAAATAATGTCATACGTGTTCATCAATGATGCATTGTTTCCACCATTCAAAACAATAAATGTCTTATGATTATCAGCCCAATCTTTTACCATTGCTTCGTTTTCACTCATAATCCCAAATTCATCAAGTACATACTTTCTAACAATGTCAACAGCAGCATGTCCGGTCTGGATACCGCGTTGCATGTCTGATAGATAGTAATTTACGAAAGAATAAAATCTAAGTTCCATGTACTAATTTCCTTTTTTAAATTTTTCGTCTACTTGTGTAAAATCGTTTATGTCTATGATCTGTTTATTGACTGAATTGATTCCCTCAATCACACCCCTATAAACAAATTCAGAATTAATTAAGTCTTTAGGATTCAACCATTTATCCAACCGCCTTGAAGCCGCCTCTCTCATTGACTCACTAATTCCAATGTTACGCATTTGAATAGTTAATTTAGATGCTTCTCTAAATGCTCCTCTAAATGCTTGTTTTTCACCATAATAAAATTCTGTGTTACATGAAATCTCATCCATGTATTCAACATCTTTAGTGAGTGTTGTTGAAAAATCTAAAAAGGATAAGTTTGGATCCTTAAAGAATTTCTTACTAAATAATTTTACACCACCGTAACCATATGAATCGTCTATAATTGCATTATAAGCTTTCCAGATGTGGGTGTAATCTTGTTTATCAATTGATGGTTTGTAATCGAAATTGAATGATGGAAGAATCTTCGCATCAGCATCAACTACATAAAAGAATCTTGTATTTGCTTTCTTTGATGCTGCAAAATGAGCATGAGCAATCCCTTTAACTCCGTGAACTCGCATTGCATATGGAAATCTCTCCTTCAATAAGGCAAAATTTTCATCAGCAAATGGTTCATCATATGAGATAAAAACAATATCAAGCATTTTGTTTTTTAGTGATTTTAATGTGGAGCGGAGGTTGGCCATCACCATCACGTGGTTTTAACCCTTCCTGAACCCTATACAAAAGTTCCAATTTCTCTTGTACTTCATAGAATTCTTTGCTAATTCTTTTAGCTTGTTCCAAAAGTTTAGGATCGATTATTAATACAGGTTCAATACCACAGGATTTGAGATATGTATCATCTTCTCCAACAATATTCCACACCAAAGAATTTTCAAGCTGAATATAAACCTTCATTATCCTCTCCTCATTTGCGCTGTTTCAATAGCTGCTTTCTTATTAAATATTGGTTGCAGACAACTTTTGTGAAGAACTGCTACTCCCAAAACTTCTGTTCCGGTGTACTTCATACTATCTTTTCTTGCAGTGTTTCCGCCTGGGGTAACTAAACTTTTGATTTTTGGAACATTAACCGTAAGAAGTTTCTTTTTCTGTGGAACCAAATTACTAAGCTTGACACCTTTGGCCTTGGCACCCTTTTCAAGTGGTCTAGAATGTCTCTTTAATAGTTCTTCCCATTCTTTATTTAGTTGTTTCTTAGTTCTGTTGTCCATCTGATTAGTTTACCTTTACAGTGCAGAGTACCAGTGCTCAATCAATGAACCAACAGTCCATCGCATCTTTATCTGTTTACCACTTCCATCAATAACAAAATCAGAATAATCCATCAAACGTCTATCTCGTAGCCCATATGGGCTATCTTTTAAGAGCTCTTTTAAATGGTCAAACGTTGTCTTGCTCAGATAATGCGTTTGACCACTTTTTGTATCTTTTACGATAACATATTTTTCTTCATGTTGAATTTGAAAACCATTTCCAATCATTCTATCTGTCATTCTACTTCTCCAACAGTATTGATCATGTTGATTTGGTTAAGACCATATTTTTCTTTCATGATATTCTTTTCAAAATATCCAACATAATCTGGTTCTGAACCACTAAACGCTTTCATGATAAGACCGAACAATTCATGACTTTGAAATTTCATTGCCATTGATTTACGATCAAGACCTACATTTGCCATCACTGCTTGATCAACAGTATGACGAAGACCAGATAGATCATTCATAACATCTTGTTCGATTCGAAGAATCTCTGTCATATCAATACCCTCACCTACCAGCTTTGATTTGACATCATCCAAAGTTTCATCAAGGATAAGGCGAACGATATCTCGTTCACGGACAAAAACAATTGCATGGTGAAGATTGATATACCAAGCAGTTTTCAACTTAACCATGTTTCCATCTTCAAACTGGATAACCCAACCTTCAATACCTTCAAGTGTTTTTGCAAGCTCAATAAGATGCTCACCTAACTTTTCTTTAGGAACATCAAAAGTTGGTTCTTCAACGTGTTTAACACTGAACCAATTAGCAACATGTTTAATGATTGCAGCATTCAAATATCTTCCGTCAGTATTATTTCGAACATGAAGTAGTTGAAGTTCATCCATATCATATCCAACAACAATACGGGCGGTAGGAGAAGTCCATTCGAAAGTTGCAGTCCAATCAAGTGAATGCAAATATTTGCACAAACGCATCACATTTTGATCTTGTTGATTTTCTACCCACTTAGTAGCAGCAAGTGCTACATCAGAAGTAAATGTCTTCTTAGACTTGAACTTGATACCATCGAGTGAATCAACGGAAGTGATCATTGAACCATCTCGTTTGATCATCACACGCACAACCTTTGTCCAATCCAAATTCTGAACTAAAGTTTCTTCTCGTTCATTCACGTTGAAGAACTTATGAAGAGAACGAGAATTAACCTTACCAAATGAATCAAAGGTGATACCACGGCATTCACGTGCTTCAGGAGTGTTAAATGTTTCTGGCCCAGAAATCATATAGCAAAAAGAAATACAACCGTGACCAATATCCATCTCACGTATTTCTTCTTGAGAAGAAACAACATTACGAAGTTGATCAATATGAGAAATTTGTGAGAACATAATAAGCCTTCAGTTTTAATAGACCTATTATATCACGTGCTTCACATAATGTACACAGTTTATGTTTGCCCTAATTCATAAACATCTGAAAGTTCAGGGAACGTTTTTAGAAAATCTGTTCCTCTACGACTATCATATTCATTAAAGAAAGAAACCAAATTACGTCGCTGTTCAAGTGAACCTTCTGCAGAATTCATGAAGGCAAGTAATCGTTTGAGTTGTTCTATTTCCTCGATATACAAGCTACTCATTTCTAAATCATTACTGTTGCTCTCAATGAAGGTATTAATTTTATTTGTGAATGCTTCTTTTCCAGAAGGAGTTAATAAGGTTATCACCTGATGTAGTGGGTGTCTTAAGAAAGCAACGTTAACACCGACTCTACTATGAGCTCTATCTTTAGAGTATTTTCCTCTAAGTTCAAGAATATAAGCGAGGAATAAATCAAATGTAGAAGCAGATAGAATATTGACAGTTGTCATGTATGACATTTTAACATCTTGAGAAGTATTCTGTAAAAAGTATTCAGTGTTTGATTTGAATAATTCCCAATCCATACCATATCTTGAATACTCTGCTTGTTCACCTATTGATTCTGCTGAAGTGAAAATTGTTATCTCTGCAATCTTACCATGTAACAGATTAACTTTTTCTATAAGCTTGGTGATAAGTTTTTTTGGTACCCCCATATTGGTGTTAATTGAAATCTTAAAATCTTGTCTAGGATTTTCAATTACATAATCTAAAATCTTCCAAGTATTTTCAGAAAGCAAAGGTTCGCCACCTGTAATACGGAATATATTTACAGTTTGATAAAGCTCTGGCCACCATTTCCAAAATGCTTCAATATATGGGTTGTGTTGCTTATGATGAATTGGGAATTGACCGGTGTGCTTCAACCATTCTAAGTCATTTGCTTTAGTACCGTTTGACAGATAGTACGGGCCTCGCTCTTCAATTTCTTCCATCCATCTAGAACTAACAGAAGGTGAACAATAGGAGCATTTGAAATTACACACATTTTCAAATGCAACTTCAAAATAAACAGGTGCTATATTCTCACCTAAACCAGATTCAACCACCTTATCAAAATTTGGCCAAAAGCCAGAACCTTCACTTGAAGATTTATAATGTCTGTCAGAGAAGTGATCCTGTTTTAAATTTTCAATACTCCAACAATATCCACATTCCTTAGTTTGGATTCCATTCAACATGTCTTGACGTGCTAACAGTTTCTGTGGAGTATTATGAAGTCCTTGTGGGTTGTCTTTGATATTTTCTACATCAATTTTATGTGCACCTGGATGGTGACATGAATGTGTGAACCCATTATAAAGCATGGTTGTTGTTTGAAGCCATTTAGCTAAACAGAACGTTGGGCTAACGCTGTTGATCTTTATAACCTTCCTATTTAAAACATCGAGACGTTTATTATTTTCCATTATTTACTTCCATCTCAGTTATGATCGGGTTAATATTCCTTCTAGGAGACTCGTAAACAGTTTTGAAGAATTTTGATTGTTGAGGATTCATATTAGCAATATTCAATCCCAATGTTTTGTAAAGTGGTTCATTTAGTTGTGAGATGCCCACATTTAAATTATCTTCAGATGCATACAGTGGATAAATTTCATCATCAAAGTACTGTTTAAACCAATCATAATCAGAAATTTTTGAAATGTTAAAATCATTCTCTACATTTGTTTTGAATATTCCTAAGCGTGTTACAAATATTGACCACAATCCATTATCAATATCAGCACCAATACTTGCCCAAATCAGTAAACGTTTTAAATTAATAGAATGAATCTTTCTTTCTATTTCATTTTGTTGAATTTTGTTGCCTCTATCTAATGTCATTTTGACACCTTCTCTAAAGCCTGCTCTAAATGCTTGAAATGGGGAAGCATTTGGACAAGTATCAGAGTAAATATTATTCATCTGAATATACCTTCCATCCCAACAAAAATCAAGTTTCTCAGCATCTGTCTCTGCATGCTCATGAGTCTTCATTCCTAAAACAAAATCTTTAGTCCAAAGTTTTAAACCACCATTACCATAACACAAACCGTTTATGATGTTTCTACTACCCCAAGATAGAACACACTCGTTAAATTTATCTGGTATATCTAACTTAATATCAAAGAATTCAGGGTAGACAATATTATCACCATCAACAGTGATAAATCTTTCTGTTTCAGATAAAGTTGCACATTGTTTATGTGCACTATCAAATCCCTTTACTCCATCAACCCTTTTTGCCCATGGTGCCAAATCTAATAATTTTGCCCAATTTTGTTCCTTATTTGGTTCATCATATGAAATATAAAATAAATCAAAGTCTGTTATATGTTGCATTATTTAATACTGTAGTTTATGTCAATTGGTAAATCTAAATGAAAAATTGATGTATCATTATCTGTCTTAATGGTTTTATCAAATTTCAAAATAGATATTTTTGATTTGATATCAATGGTTTGTTTCAAAAATGTAGGATCATCTTTTTTAGTTAAGAACAAACTAATAGGAGATTTTATTTCATTTAATAACTTTTCATCTATTTGAATTTTGAAAGTTTTTGCTTTTGAATTAAAGATGATTGAAATGTGTGGATTATCAACAGTTTTAGGTTCAACTAAAATCAAAGTTGTTAATGAAACTTTTTTAGTTTCCGTTTTTGATAAATTTGGAGTTTTACTTTTTTGATTAATGAACCAATTATGTAAGTTTTCTTCTCCTGAAATAAACTTGATTGCTAACACAGCATCAATTTCAATACAAGAATCAGATTTTTCCCTAGACACCCTAATAATATCACTATTTTCAGAATTCACATGTGCATAAAATATTTCCATTATTTGATCCCTAATTTATTTTCCATTTTTAAAATTATATCATCTGTCATAAATTCTTTAATCTGATAATGAAATGGTAAAGTTTGAATATAATTTTCGATTGTTAATTGACAGTCATTATTGTAAAAATATTCAACTTGTTCGATCCATGGATCATTAGAAGCTTTTACCCATTTTTGTAATTCAGTTTTCATGTGAACAAATGTTGGGAAACCACTAACCTTGAAATTGTTACATTCATCATAATTTGAAATTTTGCTTGCTAGTGCAAAGACAACATCTGTTGAAACAAAAGTAGGCCTATTTTTTACATCAAAGAATTCCTGAAAGTAATGTTCCCAATTCTTAAATATGTCCTCGACAAGTTTAAAGAATTCAAAGTTACTATTAGATCTTTTAAAATAAAAGAATGCAGAATAAACATTAGGAAGATTATTATCAGTAAATACCTTTCTACAAATGTCACTTGTGATTGTTTCATTTCGATACGTCTTCACATCAGTAGCAAATACACCTTCGCTTAATGATAGATATTTCCACCACTCACTAATGTCGCTTGTGAAAATCATGTCAGCATCTAATTTTATCGTCTCATCATATGGAGTCATATGAATAGACTTCCATTCATTTTCAAACTTCCATTTTTTAGTGGCAGATAAATCTCCCCATGGTATTTCTATAACTTGATCAAACACATCAAGATATTTTGGATTTATGTTAGCTTTCTCTTTTAGAGATACACCTATTGAAAGTTTTGAATATTCTTCTGGTTGAGTGATCTTTAATGAGAGTGCTAGAGCATATGCCAACCGATGATATTCTTCACCTAAAGCAATTGTAAAAAAACCACGTGTCATTTTAATGTTTCCAAAATTGATAATTCATTTTCTAAAATTGATAATTTGTTCATACAGTGAACATTGAGACCAGATGTTTCTGTTAAAAGAAATGAATTGTTGTTACTTAAAAAGAATGACATTGTATTCTTATTTCTTATTTTATAGAACTTGTCATTATCTGTCACCGTTAATATTCTATCAATGGGCAATGATTGAAAATAATCAGATGATTCAGTGTACCCATTCATCAGATGAATTGCTATTGAGAAAGCATAATCATTTCTGAATAGACTACCAGGAAATTTATAACGTGATTGGTAGAATTCCCAATGTTCTTTAATGAAATCAACCAAAGAAAATAACATTTCTGCATCATCACATTTTTTGAAATAAATGACTGTTGCCCAATACATTGGTATACCAAAATCATTTAGCCTAGTATCATTGGCTTGCATGAAATCATCTTTAAATGTACGAGCTTGTTTATTGATTAGAACGTTAGATGTGTTGCCCCATACAGCATCTAATGAATTGTTACAGATTAAATAATCAACATCTATAAGTAAAGTCTCATTATATGGAGATAAAGAGTAAATTGATGCTCTCCCTTCATTTTTAAATTCTGATTTGACACTTATATTTTGGGTATTCCTATACGTTCTGATATTGGTAAATAGATTTTGTACTTCATCCATAATCACAATATCATCAAAATATTTTTTCAGTTCAGATTCATCATGAACATTTTTACTAGCATTATCCGTTATCAAACATATATTTAATTCTGACATATTTGCACGTGCGAATGCAGAGGCAATCATTGCCAACTTAACATAGTCAACATGGGAATTATTTACTCCGAATAGAACTATACCTTTTGTCATTTTAGTTTCCCACTAGACTAGCAACATTTCTTTTTTTGCTCAATTCTTTAAACGTGAGATGATATTGATTTGATGCCTCAAAATAAATGTCAAGAATGTTTTCTAAAAAAGATTCGAGATTTTCTATTTCAATGGGGGAAGAATTGCTATCAATTAAAACTGCTGATGATCTGTCTAATGATATTAAGGTATGAACGAATGAAATAAGTTCTTGGGATATTTTGAATATACCACCGTTTTCAGCGTATATCAATTTAGCTTCCAATGCAAGTTTTGCATTACTTCTCTGAAGATTTAATGTCATTCTATAATTAGCCGATTCCAAAGCCTGGGTTAAAATAGTGTTATCACTCATTATGTTTCATTTGTTAAATTTTAGAAGGATAAAGTATTCGCAATACTTACGTTGTTAATTGATAAACCTGATGATGCTTTAATATATGACATTGCTGCAGATGTTCCAGCATTTACATTATCTGCAAAAGCATTTAAGTGTTCATCAACCATTGTTATTCTAAACACTAATTGACTTCCTCGTCCACCATTTGTACCAACTATATTGTTTGATTTTACATCAAGATAATAATCATTTTGTGAATAAACACCTGAAGATGAATTACTTGCATCATACACACGTTGATATCCTGATGTCAACTCATAATACCCCAATGAAGATCCAGTACCAGTTGAACCTGAAAGTGCACTCGTTGAGTGAGCTTGGAATGCAATGTTCATATTCAATAAGGCATAATACCAAGCTACATCTTGTGATGTGGAAGTATTAGGGTGATTGAGTGTTAAACGAATCTGCCCACCACTGTTGAAGAAATATCGTGCATCATCTTCACTAGCAAAATTGCAGGTAAATTCTGCTGCAATTCCTGGTTCACCAGGGCTACCCCAGGCAGCATTTCTGGTTGAAGAAGCAACATTACTGTTCAATGTAAAGTTTGCAAAGTTATGATTCAATCTACTAGAATCTAAAAGTGCTAATGCTGAAGCTAAATCATAAGCATTCCCATCAGCAGTTCTATGAGCTGAAATGGGCTGACCTATTGCAAAAGCTGATGCAGGTGGAATGTTTGCAGTAGATGATCCTTGCCATGATGCTAATGAGGTGAGAATAGATTGAAGTTCTCGCCACTCGCCACCAATAACATTTTCAACTGCTACGTTTGATGTGCTAGGTGAAACTTGCCCATATCCTCTGTCTCCAAAACCCTTGCCCCATAAGAAGCCAGCTTTGTTTGTTGCAAAAGCAACAGAACCAGCAAATGATCCTGTCTCACCACGTATGAGATTTGAATCAGATGCTAAAATCGTATTATTCTGTGCGTACGTCATTTTGTATTATGATCCAGTAAATTAAGAATAAACAGCTGGGAATACTTGTTTCCATGCTCCATTTGCTCTAATGCTGATTATACCTGAAGCAACTTTAATATCACCATCTATCGGTGTAGGAGGATTAATAACTGCAGCAACTCCACCGCGGGTATTAACTTCATTCGTTATGTTAATCGTATTGAATGTAGGTGAACTGTTAGAATCTAAACCACCTATATCTGCTGGTGTAAGAGTAATATCTTTACCAGTTTTACCATTGACAGACTTAACAGGAATGTATCCTAAAATTGTTGCAATTTCTGTTGCTGAACCTGAACTAGTTTTAATCCAAGCGTGTGTTCCAACAGCATGAAATACTGGAATCGTAGATGGCACTGTTGATGGATCAACGCATGTATAAAGTGCTACTTCAGTAGGATTATACCAAAGTTGTCCAACTGTAGGATTGAGTGGTGCAGTATTAGAAGCAAAATTTTCTAATAAATGTAAGAAGTTTTCTTGTTGGATTTCCCCCCAATTAAAAACTCCTTTACCAGTTAACACTAATGAGGAAGAGGTTGAATCATAAGCCTTATCTGCAAGTACAATTGCAGTCTTACCAATAATTCCTTGAGAACCATTGCTGGCCCAATCTATAACGTATGTCATTTTTACTCCAATATTGCCGGTTCAATTTAAATGTTTGATCGTGCCGGTCATTATGATCAAACATTAGTTGAATCTATTTATATAAAAATAGGAGATTTTTCAATCTCCTATTTTACGGGCTATCGAAGATTTGTAAGAATGGTTTCAATGAGTGGGTGTCTTTGGATATCACCATAATCCAATTCAGCTACACCGATACTGGGAGATTTTCCAGCAAGACAGTTAAGTGCCCATTCAAATCCGCTATCTTGTGGATTAGGTAAGTCTGTCTGATCGGTATCACCATTAAGTGCCATCAAAGAACCTTCCGCGATTCGGGTTAATAGTAACTTAATCCCTTTGCGTGTAAGGTTCTGAGCCTCATCTATAAGGATATAAGCATTCTTTAAATTACGTCCTCTGCAATATGCTGTTGGTAGAAATTCAATCTGATGACTATCTAATAACTTCTTCGTCATTGTTGGGCCAATATGATCTTCAATACAATCTAAAACAGATTGAAAATGTGGCAAAATTTTATCAGCTACATCACCAGGTAGGAACCCTATTTCTTCTTCGCCAGCTTCAAGAATAGGTTTGGTGACGACGATTTTGCTTACGTTATGATTCAATAATTGTTCTAATGCGAATCTAGTGACAATCCATGTTTTACCTGTTCCAGCTGGACCCGCACAAAAGGTGATACTGCATTCATTCAATAGAGAAAGATAATATTCTTGACCTGCGGATTTGGGAGTAAAGTTTGATCGTAATGCGATGCTCTCTTTTTTAACAGCCTGGAGATATTTTTGGCGTTTATGAGATGGTGGAGAAATGATACCATCATTATATTCATGATCTAAAGTTTGAAGAAGTCTAGCATTTGTTCTTTTCATAGCAGTCCCACAGTTATTTAACAATGTTACCAAATAGATGTTTGGTAGAGGATAGTGTGTGTACACACTTAATTTGCCACGTATCTCCTTTTGAACGTATTGTTTAGAAGCCAGTCACCGGATGATGTTCAGCCATTAGAGTATCGCCCTCCTTTCTTATTGATAAAAATCATTTATTCCTGTTTAGATAAAACCCATCTGACCCATTCTTGTGGGCCTAATGCAGGTTTAGCATAAGGACAAGATTCAAATGATGCTTGTATTGCTAACTTTTGAAGTAACCATGTGCTTATGTCAACTGATTCGGTATCTGAAAATCCCTTTACTGCATCAATGATGTCAGAGTTCGTTATCATTGAATATGAATTTAGATCACGTGGCCACTGTGCAGGACCACCATCTTTAAACATACAGACCAACCCTGCTATGATGTAGGTTTGAACGCTATTGGTGACTTTACCGTCATTCACTACTTGTTGTAGTGTCATCTCGATATGTGCTGGTATAACACCTTCACTAAGATTGTAGGTACCTGTTATCACCGGTTTAATTTCATTAAGTTTCATTTGAGCCCTTATTTTAGAATTCAACATTCATTATTTATTTATACAGAATAGATCAAAAGTGGAATCGGTTCTCTATAAATAATTTTTATAGAATAAAGGAATTAATATGGAAGAAAATACTATACCACCAAAGAAAGAATGGCCTACATTATCAAAAATGCAACTCATTGATGTCAAAATTCAGATGATGTCAAAGTACTATGCAATGAAGGATATAAATGCTTCATTCGCTGGACAATATGAACAGTTAATACGTCAACTTGAAACTCTTATAGAGTTTAGAGAAAATAATCCTGAAGTTGATTAAATTCCGGACAAAATAAAAGGGTACCTTTGGTACCCTTTTTGATTGTTTCTAAGCTGTTATGATTCGAAAGACTTCAGAATACGAGCTGCTACGATATCTTGCCGATAGAAACCGATGTAGAAATTCAAAATCGTATAAGCACCAATTGCTTCTGGAATCCACATCCACAATGAACCTGCATGGATGTTAAGGTGCACAATAGTTCTGCATAGATCGAGGAAAGCATAGAAGGGTACCATTAAAATAGCACTTCCAAATGTAACATCGTCACTATAGAGATATTCAGTTGTCCACATATTCAATACTGGAACCTCTCTGAATAAATCTGGATGTGCAAACCATCCCAATAAACCACCGACTGCGAAACTTGCAGCTATTGTTGCAAGTACAAGGAAAATGAACAAAATCATTTTTGCTTTTTCCTTGACACCAAAAATAGTCAGGATGAATAACAGAATGAATACTGTATTAGCAAACCATAACATAATATCAACCTAACCTTTCTTATTAACCGATAATTGATTATATCATAAAACAGGTTAAAAGTAAACAATACATCCAAAAAATATCACAATTAAAACTCCAATAATTGATGCTGTAGTAATTGCATTATCGATTCGTTTGTTAGTTTTTTCTGATAATTGTTTCAACTCGTTAAGAGCAGTCTGTATATCACCATGAGCATTTACATGTTCCGCATTATATGCATCAAATTCTTCTTGTGTAACAATATCATTTCCAAGCATTTTGCCCATTTTTTAAACTCCAGTATAGTCTTTATAGTATGATAAAAATTTAGTTCTATCAAATGAATATCCACCTAAGGATGGATCGATATCCAAAATCTGATTTAACCTGTAATATTTTCCTTCTGTATCCTTGATGAACAATCCTTTATTGATTCCTAAATTTTTAGATTTCAATTTGAGGGTGTCAACCGTACAGGTTTCTTTTCCTTCTTGGTCAGCTGATGAATGTTTATTCAACACCACCAATTTATCATCTGGTTGTGGTAAAGGAAAAGGTCTTTCGATCTTACCTAATGCCTTAAAGATTTTACTACCGCGTTGGAATTCAACTTTAGTTCCATTCACTGAAGCAATATCAAAAAAGTATACCAATACCAATTCTTTAGAGGTAGATGATTTAGCATAGACTGCTGGCCCACCTTCTTTATAGTTGGTATATTCAACTACT